GGAGGGTTATAAAATATATCCTCCTAGCTTAAAAACTTATACACTTATACAAAAACTAAAAACAAGGAGGAACACAAAAATGGCAAAAATAGGAATTGGAAATGCAGGTAAATATCAAAGTTCAAGTAATGGAGGTTACTTCAGTTTAAAAGATGACGGAGATAGCGCAGTAGTTAGATTTCTTTATAATCAACCTGACGGTTCAGATATTGATTATTTTTTAGTACATGAAGTACAAATTGACGGTAAAAAAAGATATGTTAGTTGTAACTCAGTAGACGCAAATGGAGAGTCTCACCCAGACGACTGCCCATTATGTAAAGCAGGCAATAAACCAAAAGAAAAATTATTCTTACAACTTGTAGCATCAGATAACCCAGACTCAGTTCAAATATGGGAGAGAGGGTCAAGTTTTGTATCAAAAATTATAACTTATTTAAACGAATTTGGCAACTTGTCAGCAGTAAAAATTAAAGTTATAAGACGAGGTAAAAAAGGCGACCAAAAAACTCAATATGAATTTATGCCAATGGGCAAAGACGATGTTAAACTTGAAGATTTACCTAAAAAACAAGAATTAGAAGGAAGTTTAATAATTAAAGCAGATATTGATGAAATGAATCAAATAATAGCAGGAACTTATACACCTCAACATGCAGCACAACAACATCAAATGCAAGAACAACAATTTGAGCCAATGCATCATACCGAACGTGGAACTAGAACTACAGCACCAAGTGATGTATTTTAATAGGAGGTGATATTATGGAATTAAAAGATACTGTAGATTTAATGTTAAGTGGTAACTATATGGAAAGATTTTTAGCAGAATATCACCAACTAAATAATAGAATAGCTGGATTACAAAGAATAGTAAAAGGTTATGAAGAAGGAACTTTGGAATTTACTCCAAATTGTCCATATAGAGTATTATGTAAGCAATTAATATATATGAAAGCATATAGAGATATGTTAGAGACACGAGCTAAAATAGAAAATATAGATTTAAGTGTTGAAGCAGTATTCTAGAATGATAACCACCTCAATTAAGAGGTGGTTATTTTATAAGGAGGTATAATTATGGGAAGAATTGGCGACATGTTCTGTAATGTTAGTGCTAGAAAAACACAAGAAGCACAAAAGAAAGCACTTGAAATGTTGAGTAAAAAATCAAGTAAAAAACAAGTTGCAAAAGTAGTACCGAAAAGTATTAGTGGAAAAGTACAACTTGCAAAAGAAATGTCTCAAGAAGTATTCGCAGATAAATTAGATAAACTAGAATTATTAGACAATGAGAATAAAATTAGAGAATATATAGACTGTGCTATTACAAATGGCATAATAGCCGTTGATACAGAAACAAATGGCTTAGATAGAATAGACGGAAAAATAGCAGGCGTATGTTTATATACACCTGGACAAAAGGGAGTATATATTCCAGTACGACATGAAAGTTTTATGACTGGTATTGAGTTAAAAACAAATATATCGGCAGAGTTTATGAATGAACAATTTGAACGAATGAACAAATCTAATATAAAATATGTACTGCATAATGCTAAATTTGATATGCATATTCTTTGGTGGATGCTAGGAGTTAAAATTATTCCATACTGGGATACGCAAATAGGTTCACAACTTTTAAATGAAAATGAACCGCATAAACTAAAAGTATTATATAAAAAATATGTAGATAATGCAGATGAAAATAGTAAAGTTGCATCTTTTAACTCATTATTTAAAGGTATTGAATTTAATAAAGTACCGCCAGATGTTGCTTATATGTATGCATCATTTGACCCAATAATGACTTATGAATTATATCAATTTCAGTATGAATTTTTAGACATTCATGGAAAATATTGTAAAGAAAAAGGTTTAGAGAGAGTCTCAGAAGTATTTCGAAATATAGAAATGCCACTAATACAAGTAGTATTCGAAATGGAATGCACAGGCGTTAAAATAGATACTGAGTTAGCTAATAAACTAAAGGCACAATATACAAAACATAAAGATGCGGCAGAATTAAAATTCAATTTAGAAATAGAAAAATTGAATGGTAAATTCGATAAACTAATGATAAAAAACCCAGCAGCTTATAATAAATTATTTAAAGACGGAATAAGAAAAGTAAGTATAAGTTCACCTACTCAGTTGGCTATTTTATTTTATGATGTATTAGAATTTGAAAGTCCAGACAAAAAATCACCGAGAGGAACAGGTGAAGCCATTTTAAAATCATTTAATCACCCATTAGTTGATAGTATATTAGAATATAGAAGTATGAGTAAATTATTGAGTACTTATATAGAAGCAATACCAAGTCATATTGCAAAACGAGATAATAGACTACATGCTAATTTTAATCAATATGGAGCAAAAACAGGTAGATTTAGTAGTAGTGACCCCAATTTACAAAATATACCTTCGCAAAAAACAAAATTGAGTGACGGAACTATAATAGACGCAGGTCATGATATTAGACAAATGTTTATAGCAGGAGAAGGTCAAGTAATAGTAGGTGGAGACTTTTCACAACAAGAACCTAGATGTCTAGCCCATATGAGTGATGACCCACATATGTTACAGGCGTATTTAGAAGGAAAAGATTTATATGCTACAATAGCATCAAAAATATATAAAATGCCATATGACGAATGTAAAGAGTTTCGTGCAGACGGAACTGTAAATCCAGATGGTAAAGCTAGACGTACAAGTGTTAAACCTGTATTACTTGGACTTATGTACGGTAGAGGTGTGCCAAGTATAGCTGAACAAATGAAAATATCAACTCAAGAAGCACAAAAGATAATTGACGACTTTTATGCTGAGTTTCCTAAAGTAAAAGAATTTGTAGATTTTGCTCAAACTTTTGCAAGAGACTATGGGTTTGTAGAAACCGCTTGGGGTAGAAAAAGAAGACTATCTGATATGCAACTACCTCCAATAGAAATAAAACCTTGCATAAAATCGTACAGCGACAATTTTGACCCATTCGCATTTGATGCTACTGAGTCAATACCTCAAGATGATTATGTGCCAGACGAAGTGTACAGAAAATATTACACATTACTAAATAGAGCTAGAGGTAGACAACAGCAACAGAAAGTAAAAGAACTAGCAGAACAAGAAGGTTATACTATAAAAGATAATAGAGGTTTTATTGAGGACGCGAAAAGACAATGTGTAAATAGTATTATTCAAGGTTCAGCCGCAGACATGACCAAGCTCACAATGATAAAAATTTTTAATGATGAAGAACTCAATAAACTTGGCTATAAATTAATAATTCCAGTTCACGATGAAGTATTAGGAATATGTCCTAGAGAAAATGCAAAAGCAGTTCGAGACAGACTAGAGTATATCATGGTACACATTGTAGACGGAAAATTTAAAATACCTATGAAATGTGATATTGAAGTAACAGAGAGATGGTATGGTGAAGGAATAGAAATATAGGAGGTATAAATAATGTTATTCGATTATTCTGAAATAAAAGGTTATACTAGATTTAAGTATAACCTAGAAAATGTAAAAATTGTTACTGAGTTAATACAGGCACAACCTTATATGCTTTATTCATTTTCAATAGCAGAACTATTTAGCTATTATGATAGTGATAGAAGAAGACTTTATATTAATAAAGACTATAAAGAAACTGGAGATATAATTTTAATATCGGTTACTGGGAAATATAGTAAAAAAGCAGAGATGATTTGCCCATTATGTAGTAATGAAAGGTTGTATAAAGAAATGAAAGCAATACCTATGCCAGTTAAAATTTCATTCGTACCTGCGGAACAATCTAAAGAATTTATTACTCAATATAAAGATACACAAAGAACTAGAACTGCAGGTGACTTTGTGTACGACTTAGAAGACATTTCTAAATTGCAAGGTGGAAAATGGCATAGTAGTAGAAAAAAGGTAAAAAGAGCACAAAAGAATTTAACTTGGCGATATGCGACATATGAAGACTATGACTTAATAATGAATTTTTTACAAACATGGCTAAATGACTGCAAAAGCACAGAACGATTATCAAGACCAGCGATAGGTAGAGATAAAAATTTAATAAACTTCATATGGAAGAATAAACTATTAGAAAAGAACCCATTTTATATAGTATTAGTATTTTATGAAGGAAAACTAGATGCAATTAATGTTACTGAGTTATCATTATTTAATAAAGAGTGGCAATTAGGCATATTGGAAAAATCACTTCGCCAATATAATTTGAGTGGCTTTTATGTAGGTTGGTTATGTGAGGATATTGGCTATCATGAAGGTAGAAAATTTGATAATGCATCAGGTCCTTATCACGATATGTATAATAAAGACGGAATTAATGACCATAAAATGCTATTTAAGCCTATAGATTTTTATTACTCATACACAATAGAATTTAAAAAGAATTCTAAAAATAGTTAACATTATACTGTAAAAATTGTATATTATATATATGTGGAGTAGTTTTCCTAATCCTACTCCACTAGAAAAAATATTAAAACAGGAGGTTCTATAATGGACGAAATGAAAAGATATGGCATTGTCAATGATGCTAAGGAGCAAATGGAAGTTGTTTTATTAAGAGGTACTGGGTGTGAATGGGCTCAATGTAATTTTTGTGATTATTGTATTGATTATAATCCAGATACAGAAGCAGACTATCAACTTAATGCAAAAGTATTAGACAAAGTTACTGGCATACACAATAAGTTACAAGTAATATGTAGTGGAAGTTTCGCAGAATTAGATAGTAAAACTATTGAGTATATTCACAAAGTAGTAACTGAAAAGAAAATATCAACTGTAATATTTGAAGGACATTATATGCACAGAAAATTTATAAGATTTATGAGATTAATTTTTAGTGGCATAAATCTAGAGTTTATAGTAGGCGCAGAAACTTTTAATTTATTCAATCGTGAAGGTATATTGAATAAAGGAATGGGAGTCGCAAGTCCTCAAAGTATTAGTAAATATTTTAATAGAACTAATTTATTATTCGGTTGGAAAGGTCAAACATATGAGTCTTTCTTGGAAGATGTTGAATTAGGTCTAAAATATTTCGACAAAATTTGTATTAATGTATTTACTCCTAATACAACAAAATTTGAGCGAGATGAAAAATTAGTACAACAATTTTATAATTCTACTGAGTTTCAAGAATTATTAGCAAATCCTAGAGTAAGAATAATTGATGATTTAAATCGAGATATTACAGATACATTCGATTTAGTCGGAGAAAAATGGTCTAAAATAGGAGGTACTAAATAATGAAAATAACAGTAAAATCAATGTGTAGAATAAGTATAGTAGCCGCACTTTATTTTGTAATAACAATGGTATGTAAACCTTTTGTATTCGGACCGGTTGAATTCAGATTATCCGAAATGTTAAATTTCTTAATGTTTATAGACCCAATATATATAATAGGAATTACATTAGGTTGTGCATTGAGTAACTTCTTTACATTTGGAGTTATGGACGTTTTTATAGGTTCATTCTCAACTTTCATAGTTGGTGTACTAATGTGGAAAGGTAAAAGAATGTGGTATGGAATTCCAATAGCAACATTAGGTACAAGTGTAATTGCTTGGGAGTTATGGTTTTTCTTTGGATTACCATTTTGGTATCAATTTGCTGTTGGAGCATTTGGTGAATTTGTAAGTATGGTACTTGGATATATTGTAGCTATAAAATTATTCAAGAATGAAGGTTTACTCAATATATTCAGATGTACACCTGGCAATAATAAAGAAGTAAAATATTAGTAAAAATATAATGAGTAGGGTTAACAACCTTACTCATTTTTTATATATAACATACATAAATAAAAAAGGAGGAAAAAAGATATGGATTTGTATTTCGCAGGACAAGGTCAAATAGCATCAGACGTATTTATATCAAAACTTCATGTTAACAGACTTTACTCATTTTTAGACGGACCGAGATGTATTAATAGGTGGATTGGTCTTACAGAAGGACAAACAGACTCAAAATTATTTTTAGACTCAGGTGCATTTACTGCTCATACAAAAGGGAAAACAGTTGATGTTGATGAATATATTGCTAGAATAAATGAGTTAGACGAACATCTTACATTATATGCACAACTTGATACAATCCCAGGTGAATATAAAAAACCTAAAACAATACAACAATTAAAAGAGGCGCCCGAATTGAGTTGGCAAAATTATTTATATATGAAAGACAAAGTAGCAAATAGAGATAAGTTGTTGCCAATATTTCATCAAGGAGAAGACTTTAAACATTTAAAAAGAATGTTAGAATATAGACATGAAGACGGTGAGCCAATAAAATATATTGGAATATCACCTGCCAATGATGTTGTAACTATGTATAAAGATAAATGGTTTGCTCAGGTATTTGGAATTATAAAAAATTCCAGTAACCCAAAAGTAAAGACACATGCATTTGGAATGACTTCAAAATTGATGTTAGAAAAATATCCATTTACTTCTGCTGACTCAACTGGCTGGCTAGTTCATGCTCGTATGGGAACATTACATTTCGGTAAAAACAATATTGTAGTGTCTGATAGAAAAACAGATGACCCAAATTTTTATAAAAATTTAGGACCGGAAATGATAAAAGCATTTGAAGACAAAGTTGAAGAACGAGATTTAGACTTGGACTTAATGATGACTTCTTGCCATTATAGAAGTAGATGGGAAGCATTAGAATTAGTTGAGTGGCTACAAAATTATGAGTATAAAGGTAGTACAAAATTTCAAAAACGATTATTTTAGAGGAGGTATTTTCTATGAAAATAAATACAAGTAAATTAAAAAATATGTTAGGTCATGTCACTAAAATAAAACCCAACCCATTATTAGAGATATCTAATTATATACAATTAGTATGTGATAATGACGGGTTAAAAATAAATGCAACAGACGGTGATAATCATATAACTGTATTTCAAGATAACGAAACAACTGAAGAACCTGTTGAATTTATAATAAAAACTGACCAATTTGTTAGCTTGATAAATAAAACAACAACAGAAACTGTTACTCTTACAAATAAGGAAACTTATTTAGAGGTAAAAGGTAACGGAACATATAAAGTTGAATTAGTTCAAGATGAAGTATACCCAGACCATAAAATAGAAACTAATGGCGCATTAAAAATAGAAGATTGTGTTACTTACAACTTAAAACATGGAATAGCCGTAGGTAAAAATGTTAAATCACAAACTGCGGCAGACGGTTGTTTATTTGGGTATTTAATTCGAAGCAATCATATAATAACTGCAGATGCAATAAAAGTTAATGCATCAGATTTTGAATGTGAAGGACTGGAAGTATTAATACCACCTTCTTTAGCAAATTTAATTCCTACATTAGACGAGGAAAAAGTTAATATAATTTTAGATGATAGTAATAATGCAATAATGTTTGAAGGTAAAAATATAGTAATAAGTGGAACATTAATGGAAGGCGTTGAAGAATATCCAGACAGTATATTACCAATGATAGAAGAAACTCAACCTAGTTTATGTACAGTTGATACACAAGAACTATTAAAAGCATTAGATAGAATAGGTTTATTCGTTGATGTATATGATATGAATACTTTACAAGTAGCATTCGTTGGAGAATTAATAACTTTACAAACAACAGGAGGTTCAATAGAAAGTATAGCCACAAAAGATTGTCCAACTCATACCGATATAGTTTATCCAGTAAATATTAAATTCTTATACGATTTAGTTTCTTCTGTAGATTCTCCAACTATCGATATTGAATATGGAACTCCAGATTTAATCAAAATTGTATCTGATAAAGATAAAATGTTATTATCAACATTAGATAATTAATAGGAGGTATTAGAATGGCAAAGTTAGGTTCACTTGCTAAAATGATAAAGCAAGCTCAAGAAAATAAAGTTGCGGAACAATTTATCGAAGACCTAATTTATACCATAGAAGAAGAAGACAGGGGTTCGGTCAGAACTCCTACTCAATCTTTTAAACCTTCAGGTATAAGCGGCTGTCTTCGAAGTTTATATTATCAATTAACTGGCGTAGCACCAGACGACACAGACGCAGGAGTCAACTTAATAGGTATATGTGAAAGTGGTACTGACCGACATGAACGTATTCAAAATTATATTGCGAAAATGAGTAAATATGATATTAATTGTGAATGGTTAGATGTAGGTAAATACCTTAAAGAAAATAACATAAAAGACCCTGAAGTAATAAGCAAGGTCGGAAATGAAACAAAATTATATTCAAAGAAATATAACATGCGTTTTATGTGTGACGGCTTAATCAAATATAATGATGAATATTATATAGTGGAAATAAAAACCGAATCTACTCATAAATTTAATCGTCATACAGACGCATGGGCAGACCATAAATTACAAGCAACTTGTTACTCAATGACAATAGGTGTACCGAAAGTAATATTTATTTATGAGGATAGAGACAACTGCACTAAAAAAGGTTATCTAGTTGAAATAACTGAATTGATGAAAAATAGAATAGAAAGCATAATTGATTATGTTAATACTTTCGTATTAAATAAGGAAGTTCCACCTAGAGAATTAGATAAATGTAAATATTGCGATTATCAAAATCAATGCAGAAAAGATGGTGAATAATATGAATGACGGAAAAAGATGGGAACAAAATTTTAAAGACAGTTTAGGTTTAAGCTGTATTAGACTATATGATACAACTAATGGCTTTTCAGGTGTTAGAAATCCATGTGATTTTATTTATTACCGATACCCATACCAATATTTATTTGAGTTAAAAAGTACAAAAGATAAATCTATATATTTAAATATGGAAACAACAAAAAGACAAATAGACTCATTGATTGAACTTGGAAAAATAGACGGAATATTAGGTGGGTTATGTGTTGAATTTAGAGAAGAACAAAGAGCATTTTTTATACCTGCCGTTGTATGTAGAGAGTTCTTAGAAATAAGATGTAAAAAATCAATTTCAATTAGAGATTGCGAAGAACATGAATTAATAAGAGAAATACCGTTAGAATATAAAAGAACAAATTGTGCTATAAATAAAGTAGAATTTGATGCTGTAATGTCAAGTCTTATGTATAATCTGAGATGGGGTGGAAAAGAATGCGCCTACCGTTAATCCAAAAATTAGATGCAGATACATTAGACATAATTGATACAGTAAATAGTATTACTAAAAATTATACTTCAGAATTAGATAAATGTATAAATGAAATACAAGAATTGTTGAGTAATGGGGAGGACATTCCTCCCCAACAACTTAATTATTATATAACTGTATTGCCAATATTATTATATGATGTAACTGGCAAAATAACAGAACTTGGAATAAAATCTGACGCAGCTAAAATGCAAAGACGAACTGTATTTAATGATGCATATGTACAACAGACGCACGGAACAGTTTCTCAGAAAACTTCAGTAGCTCAAAATCAATCAATGAATGAGCAATTCGTGGAAGATGTAATGTTGCGAGCATACAAAGAATGTGCAAGTAAAATAGAAATAGCAACTATATTACATTCTAGTCTGAAAAAAGTTCAAAGCTGGAAAACATCTGAACTGGAGATAACTAGAAATAATATTTTAAGATAGGAGGTGATTGAATGAAAGTAATTAAAGATAGATATAAATTATACCAAGGAGATTGTCTAGAAGTAATGAATGAGCTAATTAAAGATGGTGTTAAAGTTGATATGATATTAACCGACCCACCTTATGGTACAACTCCTTGTAAATGGGATTCAGTTATACCATTTGATGAAATGTGGGAGAGAATAAATAAATTAATAAAACCCAATGGTGTTATATGTTTATTTGGAAGTGAGCCATTTTCAAGTTCTTTGAGAATGAGTAATATTAAAAATTATAGATATGATTGGATATGGAAAAAGAATAAACCACAAGGGTTTTTAAATAGTAAAAAAATGCCTTTAAAAGATTATGAAAATATATGCGTATTTTATAAAAAATCACCTATATATAACCCTCAAGGAGTTATAAAAATTGATAAATTACTGAAAAATACTGGGACAAAAAATAATAACAGTATTAAAAAGAATGGAGATAGAGCATCGGCTAACGGTAGTATAAAAAATAAATATTATAAACAAGAATTCACTAATTATCCTAGACAAATTATTACATTTAATAATTCTGGAAATAAGCAATTACACCCTACACAAAAACCAGTAGATTTATTACAATATCTAGTCAAAACATATACAAATGAAAATGATTTAGTATTAGATTTTACAATAGGTAGTGGTAGTACAGGAGTTGCCTGTTTAAACACTAATCGTAAATTTATCGGCATTGAATTAGATGAAAAATATTTTAACATAGCCAAAGATAGAATGAAATCTGCTGAATTAGTTAATAGACAAAAACATTTATTTTAGAGGTGAAAATAATACTAAAAGGAGGTGTAATTATGTATTCAATATTAGAAACATTAGATAGACAATTACATGGGTTAACATTATTACAATTATTAAAATTTTAGGAGGTATATATAATGGCAAATAAAAAAGTGAAAATAAGAAAAATGAGACCAAGCGCTCAGTTACCTATTAAAAATAATGGTAATTGGTATGACTGCTTTGTAAATAAAATTTCATTAGTTAGTTGTGAAAAACTGCAAAAGTCTTTTAACGAAAATGTATTTGATAATATAGAATTGATAGGCGGACATAGTCCTATAAAATATAAAAGAGGTGATGTTTTAATATGTAGTTTAGGTTTTGCTATGGAGTTAGGAAAAGGTTATGAAGCTCACATAATTCCAAGAAGTAGTACATTTGCTAAAAAAGGTTTGATATTAACAAATAGTGTAGGTCTTATTGACTCTAGCTATTGTGGAGATACAGATGAATGGGTAGCAGTATTTTATGCAACTAGACCAGGTAGCATAAAAGTTCATGATAGACTAGTACAAATGACAATACAAAAATCTAATCCTAATGTAGATTTTGAAGAAGTTGATTCATTAAATAATCCAAATAGAGGAGGTTATGGCTCAACAGGTCAATAATAATTTTAGCCCTTACAGCTTAACAGTTGTAAGGGTTTTTTATATATAACATATATAAAGAATTATAAGGAGGTAGCTATATGAGAAACATAGATTTAAAAATGGCTGAGATAAATAAAAAATTCAAAGCTCAAATAATCAATCAAGGTACAGATATAATAGAAGTAGCAAAAATACCATTTAGTTCACCTACAGCTAACTGGATGACCTATGGAGGAATTCCAGTCGGTAAAATAACTGAGTTTTTCGGTGGTGAAGGTGGAGGTAAAACAACTTCTGCATTAGATATATGTGCAAATGCACAAAAGAAATTCAATGAAGTATTTGAACAACATAGAGAAAAAGTGTTAGACGAAGTAGAACAACTTAAAGCAAAAGACACAAAAGACTCTAAAAAGAAAGCAGATAAATTGATGTCAGATTTAATGGAATATGTAGAGCGAGGTCCGAAAGTAGTTGTATATATCGATGCAGAACAAACGCTTGATGTACAATGGGCACAACTATTAGGAGTAGACACTGAAGCTATGATATTAGTTAGACCTCAAGAACAAACCGCAGAACAAATATTACAAATAGCAATTGATTTAATAGCAACTGGAGATGTTGGATTATGTGTGCTTGACTCAATACCAATGTTAGTTTCTCAAAATATATTCAATGAAGACATGGACAAAAAATCGTATGGAGGAATATCTCAAGCATTAACAGTATTTTGTAGTAAAGTTACTCCACATTTAACTCAAAATCAATGTGCGTTTATTGGAATTAATCAAATAAGAGAAGATTTAGCAAGTATGTATAATACTGTATCAACTCCAGGTGGTAAAATGTGGAAACATGCTTGCTCACTAAGATTGAGATTTAGAAAAGACACATTACTTGATATGAATAATGGAGAATTAACTTCACGAGCAGAAAACCCGTCAGGTAATAGAGTCGGTATTGAAATTACAAAAACTAAGGTTTGTAAACCTGATAGACGAATTGGTTATTATACTTTAAATTATACTGAAGGTATTGATGTATTAGCAGACATAATTACAGTAGCATTACAATATCGAATATTAAAACAAGGTGGAAGTTGGTATTACTATTTAGATGAAGAAGGCAATGTTGAAGTAGACGCAGAAAACAATGAAATAAAATTTCAAGGTAAAGCTAAATTATTAGACGAATTAAGAAATGATGAAGAATTCAAAGAAGATGTTATAAATAGACTAAATAAGGTGATGTACAATGAAAACAAATAATTCTGAATTAATTCAAGAACTAGTTATAAAAATACAACATTCCGAAGGCGTTGAAAAACGCCTCCTTTTAAACCAATTAACACCTGAACTAGAGGCATTTATATGGAGTATTCTCAGAACACATGGAGTAAAACAGTTACCTCAAGACTCATTTCAAACAGCATGGCTAGGTGTTATGCAAGCTATAGAAACTTATGATGCATCAAAAGGCACTAAATTTCTCACTCATTGTTATTGGCAAATATTGAGTTCTTTATCAAAACTGAAAATATATGCGTCTCGATATGAAACAGGTCAAGGTACATGGTCTCTATCTAGTTTAAATCAAATTATATTAGATACTGACAATGTCCCACTTCAAGAAAAATTAGTAGCTTTAGACGATACTGCTACAGACTGTGTAGTAAAAACCTTAAAAGAAAGCGCTATACAACTCATAGAACAAAATTATACAGGAACTAAGAAACTAATACTGTTAAAGTATATGCAAGGAACTAGACCAGTAGACATCGCAACACAATTAGGAGTTTCAAGAAGTCATGTCTCAAATACAGTTAGTAAATTCAAGCAAAAATGTAGAAAAGAGTTAACATAAATTAGTATAAAATGTATATAACTTTTACAAGGAGGTAAGTACAATGGAGAATAAACCTACAAGACATTATAGTAAATTACAAGAAGAAAAAGTAGCAAATTATCTAGGTGGAACATTAACACCTAATAGTGGAGCAAAACATAAGAAAGGAGATATACTTTTAGATGACACAATAGTTGAGTGCAAAACAAGAACAAAACAAAGTATATCGCACACAATTAAAAAGGAATGGGTATTAGATTTAATCAAAGAATGTATTGAAATGGGTAAACAACATTGGGCAATAGTATTCGATTTTGGTACTCAAAAATTAAATGAGCAATTTGTTGTTATACCTATTGATGACTACAAAGAATATTTGAGTTTAAAGGAGGAACAAAATGTCTAGAATGAAAAATAGAGAGGAATTTATAAAAATATTAAGACAAGTAGAAAGACCAGGTGTTGAGGAATTAATTAGTTGGCTAGATACTACCGATTTTTTCTCTGCTCCTGCTAGTACAAGATTTCATGGAAGTTATCCAGGTGGACTTGTATTTCATACTTTAAACGTAGCATATGAGTTGAGAGAACTTGTTAAATTTTACGAAGTAGATATACCAAAAGATAGCATAATATTAACAGCATTAGGTCATGATTTATGTAAAATTGGAGTTTATGAAGAAACAATCGTAAATGTTCCTCCACAAAGAAGTAAATCTGGAAAATGGGAACAACAACCAGGTTATAAGAAAAATGAACCTTTTAGAATGGGACATGGAGCTAAATCTTTGTCAATACTTCAAGATTTTATAAAACTAAAAGATTATGAAAAAGAAGCTATATTTTGGCATATGGGAGCATACGATTTAGGACAATATAATACAATGAATGATTTAAGCGCAACATTTGAAGAAAATAAATTAGCATTTTTACTTCATATAGCAGATTTAGTAGCAACTTATATAGTAGAAACAAAGGGAGGGGAAAATTAATGAATTTAGCGACAAAATATAGACCTAAAAAATTTGGTGATTTAGTATGTCAAGATAATGTAAAAATAGTTCTTCAAAATCAAATAGATTTGAATGAGTTTAAACAAGCCTATTTATTTTGTGGAAGTGCTGGAACAGGTAAAACAACTTCAGCTAGAATATTCGCCAATGAAATTAATAAAGGCGAAGGTAGAATTGTAGAAATAGACGGAGCTAGTAATAACGGTGTTGACAATATAAGAAACTTAATAGACAACTGTAAAATGAAGTCACTTGACGGAACATATAAAGTATTTATAATAGACGAAGTTCATATGCTAAGTATAGGAGCATTCAATGCACTATTAAAAATATTAGAAGAACCGCCAAAAGGTACAATTTTTATTTTATGTACAACTGACCCGCAAAAAATACCAGCTACCATATTGAGCAGGGTACAGAGATTTGATTTTAAGAGAATACCAACTCAAAGAATAATGAATAGACTAACATATATAATAGAAAAAGAAAATCAAACTAGAACTGAACAAATTGAATATACAGATGAAGCATTACAATATATAGCACAACTAGCAGAGGGTGGAATGCGAGATGCAATTACAAAACTTGATACAGTATTAGGTTTTACTCAAAACATAACATCTGATGCAGTTATAAAATGTTTAGGTTTAACCTCAACTCAATTTATATTAGAAATAATAGATAACATAATAGCTAAAGAACCTAAAAATATATTAGGAGCAATAGACACTATATTTTTAGAAGGTAAAGACTTAAAACTATTCATTAAAGACTCAATTAAAGTATTAATTGATGTAATAAAATTTAAAATGGGCAGTAGCAGTGATAATATCCCTCAATCTTGTCAAGCTAAAGTAACTAATATAATCGAACATAGTACACCAGGACAATTATTAAGTATATTAGATAGCTATAATAGTTTATATTTTAAAATCAAATATGAACATAATCCAAAGATTTTCATAGAAAGCGAGATGTTGTACTTATGCAAATAATTGGAATGAACAACTGTAAAGAAATGTTGACTAGAATGTCCAACATGCCTCATTTATTAATAATCTCAGCACCAAGAGGTGCTGGGAAATCTTTATTCATAAAAAGAATTGCAACTGAGAAAAAATTAAGACTTCAATATATAGGTAATAAAATAGATAATATTAGAGAGTTGATTCAAGACTCAGTCGCATTGGAAGAGCCAACATTATTTGCAATATCTGAAGGCGATACAATGTCATTAGGCGCTAAAAATGCTTTACTAAAAATAACTGAAGAGCCACCTAAGAATTGTTATATTGCAATGGAAATAACAGACATAAACTCAGTATTAGAAACTATAATATCAAGAGGAACTATATTTGAAATAGATAGATACTCATACCAAGATTTAAAAAAATATGCTATAGAAGTGTTAGCTATGAGTGATAATGAAGACACTTCAAATATATGTCAAATAGCAACAACTCCAGGTGATATAAACTTGTATTTAGAAGTTGGCTATAAAGATTGTTATAATTTCGCTGAAATGGTATTTAATAATATCATGAGAGTTACAACAGGTAATGCATTCAAAATAAAAAATAGAATTAACTTTACAGGAAAAGGTGAAGGTTTCCCAGTTGATATGTTTTTTAATATGATGTTATTTATATGTCGAAAACATATTGATGACCCAAAAGCGCTATATATTATTGAATGTACAATAAAAGCATTGCACATGAGTAGAGTAAACGGAGCTAATAAAGAAATGGCATTTGATATATGGGTATTAGATTGTAGATTGAGAAGAGGTGAATATTATGCTTAAAATAAAAACTGAACAACAAATATTAGAAACAGCATGTGCATATGTTCATAGTTGTAGAATGTGTTTCGATTGGCAAAGTACTGAAAAATGGGTCAGAATGTTTGCGAATAAAAGATATGACACTTTATATCAAATACAAAAAGACGACTTGGAAAATGTAATGCCAAGAAAATTTAGAAAGTTATTTGAAGACAGATTCACTCAAGGTATGATGAAGGAAATAGAAGCTAAACAACGAATTCATATGGAAAAAGAAAAAGCTGAGAAATCTAAGAAAAAAGCAATTCATAGAAAGGGGAAAAGATAAATGGAATTAGTTGAGCTAAATAAACAATTAAGAACTAATAGCATAGGTAATTTCTATATCTTTGTAGGAGATGAGATTGGACTTCAAAATGTGTACTTAAAACAATTTGGAGAATATAAAAGAGTAGATACAGTTAGTGAGATATTAAGTAAATTAACTGCTAAAGGTTTTGGATTTAATAAAGGTGCAAAAGAAGTGTATGTTGTTAGAGATGATTTAGATTTTTTAACTAATAAACACTTGGAAGAAAATATTAAACAACTGGAGAAAGCAAAGTTAGGTACTTTAATAGTTCAAATAACAAATGCTAATAAAAAATCAGTATGGTATAAGACATGGAATTATTATGTAGTGGAATTTAATAAATTAACACCTACTCAACTTATACATCAAATACAACATTATAATCTAACAACAAATAAAAAAACATTGGAATATTTCGTTGATGCTTGCAATAATGATTATACTATAATAATGAACGAGATAGATAAATATAAAAGACTTAAAGAAGCTGGCGTTTATAAAGAGTTTACAATAGATACTTTAATTGATATGATGCCGGTAAAATATAATTATACTGTATTTGACTTGGTGGATATGATATTGAGTAACGACTTCAGAGCAATAGACGTAATGAATTATTTATTAAGCCAAAATCAAAACCCGCTTGGGATATTATCATTATTGTATCAAAATATATCAAAAGCAATATTAGTAGTAGGTCATAAAGGTCAACAAGGTATTACAGAAAAGACAGGTCTACCTTATTGGCAAGTGAAAAAAATACTCAATAATACTAGAGTAAGTCCAAGTGGGTTACTTGCATCATTAAGATTTATACAGCAGTATGATACAGGAATAAAAACTGGAAAATATTCACCTGAAATTGGGTTACAATGTTGTATTTTAAATATTTTATATTCTAACTAAAATTCACGCCTGCTAGTTAACATTAATTAGCAGGTTTTGTATATAACATATAACAATAAAAAAATAAGGAGGTAAGGTAATGGAAGATTTAAACACTATACGAAATGCATTAATCTTAATTCGAGATATATGCAAACAACATCAAGGCGACGAATGTACTTATTTGTCAGGTAAAGAAACAGGAAGTTGTCCAATAGCAGAAGTAACAGACTATTGTCCTATTGATATACCTGAGGCATGGCAAATAAAGGAGGAGGTAGTAAAAAATGGATAACAATATTGTTGAATTAGTAAAAGCAATTAAATTAATGCAAGAAACTTGTGAATCTATACCAAGTAAGGAATGTGATAATATGCGAGAACTTGGAAACTGTCCTATATATAAAATATTAGGGGATTGCACTATAGGAGAAGTTCCAGCAGATTGGAGTATAAAGGAGGAATTCAACAATGAAAATAAATAAAGAGTATGAAATATTAGTAGATTCAATAGGCACTTATATTCTAAGAAGACACTATATATCAAAAGTAGGAACACCAACATGGCAAGACCTAGGATATTACAGAACACTAGAACAAGCAAGAAAAGGCTTATTAAAAAGAGAAATAGCAAAATCTGAATTAAAAGATGTTGATACTGTTATTGAATATATCAATAGAGCTATCGACCTAATAAGAGATATACCGGTCAAGGAGGTAAAATAATATGGGTATTGGAGAGGATAAAACATCTGTAGAATATAAAGATGTTCCGTTTCAAGTAGTACGTCAATTAATTTTAGCATATGAGGAAAGAAGTAAATATGATGAGGCAGAAGGGTCATATTATGTATGGTCAGAAAAGATAACTAAGTTAAAAGGCGTATTAGAATATATTGCAAAAGGAGGAAATATAATATAATGTTTACATTAAAAGATTTTCATGTAAAGTTAGTAAATGGAGAAGAAGTTAAAAGTTTTATAAAGAAACATGGAGAATTCGCAGCTGTATGCTACAATACTCCATTAGATAGAGCAGAAAAAGTTGGCGAACATTGTTTAAAAAGTGGACATATGTCAGGTTCAAGACATTTATTCTTTGTATTTGAACTAAAAACAGTACCTAGAAGTTCAGTCGACCAATTAGTTAGACATTATACAGGATTTGTACCTAATGTACAAAGTTTAAGATATTGTAATAAAGACGGCAAAGTTAATATATATGCAGCACCTGAACTATTACAAAATGAATACATGGTAAAAACAATACAAGACCAAGAAAATATTGTAAATGCTCAATATAATTATATTCAAACATATTTACAAGACGCAGGCATAACTGGAGAAAAAGCTAACGAGATAGCTCGAACTATACTGCCAATAGGCGTTGCTACTGAGTGCAGTATAGCTTGTAATATAGAGTCGTTAATACATTTAGCGAACCTTAGATTATGTACTAGAGCTGAATTACCAATTAGAACTATAGTAAAACAAATGGTTGACCAAGTTATAGACGTTGAACCGAGATATAAACCATATTTAGTTCCTCAATGTAAAAAATTAGGATATTGTCCAGAAAGCAATAAAAATTGTCCTAGATATAAATTAAATAATAAGGAGGTCAAAAAGCATGAATAAAAAGACAATGAGTGCAAATGTAATAACAATAGGAGGAGTTGGAGCTATGTTAGCCATAGCAGGTTTAAGTTTGCCTGTTAGTGGAGTTATAATGGCGTATACAGTAGCAGGTTGTTATCATTTATCTAAAAAAGAAGGAGGTAAATAGAATGGCAGTAGCAAAATTAGATAAAGTGGAAATATATAATAATATAATAAATGATATGTGTAAAACATATAAAGCTAAAAATGCCGACTATGGAGACTCAGTTGGCGACACATATAATAAATTCGGAGATGTATCATTCTTAACTAGAATTACTGACAAATACAATAGAATATTATCATTGTCAGATAAAGGCGAATGCGGTGAAGTAAAAGATGAGAGATTAGACGATACAATATTAGACTTAGCAAATTATTGTGTTTTATGGTTAGTTGAGAGAAAATATAAAGCAGAGCAATCTTATGATAAAGTAGCAAATCTTGCACTAAAGGAAATAGATTGTAAAGCGTTTGAAGAATTAACAGAATTAGGTAAAATATATCCAAATTTGATACCTAAACAATTTATAGAAACTGAAGAAAATGAACATAACTGTAATGAATGTGGAGAATGTGAATCAACTCCAAAATCTGAAACTTTAGCTGACACTTTAGCTGGAATGACTAAAACATTTTTAAAAAGTTCTTATAAATAAGTTAACATAAATTATATAAAAAAGTATATAATATATACAAATAAAAAATAAAACCTAGGAGGTAATGAAATGATAGAAGTTAAAGAATTAGAATTAACTCAAGACCAATGCGAGGAAATAATAGGAGCCGCAGAAAACAAAGTAGATGAAATACTAGATGGAGGTATGGAAAAAGTATTAGCAAAAACATTATTTATTTCACCAAAACAAAGAACAGCTTATTTACACGATAAAGCATTAGAACAAATGCAAATAAACGTATTCTTAAAAACTTTAAAAGTTCATGATGCAATAACAGATATATGTAAGTTAGAAGCTGAACATAGTAAAATAACTGAAGGTGAACAAGCACAATATGCAGTAGATGTATATAATAGATATGTAGATTTACACAATGACTATGTTTGTCAAATATTAGTAGAATTCGCACTTGATATATTAGACGAAGACGAAATACAAGAAATTTTACAAAAATAAGTATAAAATATAAAATACTGTAAATACTAACAATATAGTATTAAATCACAAAATGACTTAGAGGCGGTCAATAAATGCCTCTTTAAATATATTATAAAAGGAGTGAATGTAATGAATAAATCATTAATAGCAATTTTAGCAGGTGTAGCAATATCAATAACAGGTTGTACAAACGCAGGCGAGTCAACTGTGAGTGATTATGAACAAGGCGGTTATTTTAAAGAAGAACAACAAATAGAACAACAAAACGAAGTTGAGAAACCAAAAGCAAATACTAATACAACTCAATCTACAAAAATAAACGACAAGCAACAGACAGAAAGCAAACACAATAGTAATAGAGTAAATAATCAACAACAAAATAAAAAATCTACAAAAGGCGTAGACAAAGTTAAACGTAATTCAGAAAGTTCAGAAGAACCTAAAGAAGAACCTAAACATGATAATCAATCAACACAACAAAATACACAACAAGATGACCGATTTCATAAACAACTAAAAGACTCGGATACATTATGTTCAATATGTGGATGTTCAATACACTATGGAGATGACTTTGTTGCACGAGATGACGGGTTTATAGCTCATAAATATTGTTATCAACACGTATTAGATGACAATGCAAAACATGATATATAATATTAAATACTTCCTATTAAAGGAAGTATTTTTTTTTATTGAAAAATTTTTAAATAAATTTATGCAAAACACTTGACTTATTACATATAAAAGTATATAATTAAAGTATAAAATAAATAATAAGAAAAGGGGGATATGAAAAATGAACTCAATGGTATACGATAGTAGATTAAAAAGAGAATATTATAATTTGAGAGAAGACAATAACACAGTAGATTTTTATAGTTATACTTGGATTGATGAATTTGAAGCATATGCACCAAGTGAAAATCATACTTTCAAATTAGATAATGAAGGCTATAAAAATTGGACTGACTTTGTTAAACATATACGTCAATTTGGATTTGTGACAATAGAAGAAATAAAAATAAAAGGTATTTGTAGATAAAAAGGGGAAATGAAAAAATGAAAAAAGAAATTAAATTAACTCAAAAACAAGAACAAGTAGAAAATGTAATAGAAACTTTATTCACATTACAACCTGTAGTTGATACACCACAAGAAACTGAATTAGGTCAATATGAAAATAAACCTGAATATTCAATATATCCACAAAATGTAAATAGTCTTGAAAAGGTTAAAGAGGTTGTTGGTATAGTACTAAATGATGTATTATCAAAGAAACACCAACAACTCATATTAGACGAAATACATGAGGGGTATTTTAAAGTAACATTCAATTCCAGACTTAGAACTTCACTAGGTAGATGTTGTGAAACTATGGTAAATGGAAAACGCCATATAAGATGTATTGAATTTAATCCAAAATATATAAAATATGAACCTGACAATAATTTAAAAATAGATACTATCATACATGAAATATGTCATGCAATAACAGATTTAGAAACTGAAGAATCTAATATGCATGGACCTAAATGGCAAGCTAATTGTATTAAATATGGCTGTAGTCCAACAACTGGGGATAAAATAGTACATTATAGAGAGGTCATGTGGGAAAAAGGTCTTATATCTCATAGACTTGTATGTGTAGACTGCGATAAAGTAATTGAATATGTAAACAATCCAAGTAAAAGTTATATTCACAATGTATTACATCATTACTTTTATCATAAAAAATGCGGTGGACATCATTTAATATTAGAAACAAATCCAGTTAACAATAAATAGTAAAAATTGTATATAATATATAAGTTGCTACTGAGTTCCAACTATAAATAGAACTCAACAGAATATATAATTAGGGGTGAATAGATATGGCATATAATATTGAAGGAATACCTTTTTATATTATTTCTCAAAACAAAAGAATATCAAGAGAAATAACAAGTAAGTATCAAGTCTATGGCGAGTTAATAAATTTAGGTTGTATATTTACAACTCCACAACGTAATAAGATAGATAATTGTCTTACACAAAACATCATTCTAAAAGTGTTAGGTGTACATGATACAAAAGAAATACAAACCTGTAAATATATCTATAATGCACATGAAATACTGCCATTACGAATAGTACTTAAAAAAGACATTGGAGACATAGACCCAAGAATATTATTAGATTCAAATAAGGAGGTGTAATTATGGATAATATCACATTACTTAGAATAATAGCAACAATAAACCCAACAATGACATTCGGTGAATTATTAGAAGGGCTAAGAAAATGATATGGGTAATTATAGTACTTCTAGTAGTATTAATATTAGAAGTACTAATAGAAATAATATGTTTTAGGGAGGACAAATATGAGTAGAAGAAGAATATCAAACATCAGACAGGTAGATAGATTAGGTAGAATTTGTATACCTAAAGATATAAGAACTATGTTAGGTGTTACTGAGGAAACACTATTTACAGTAACATATGATGTAGCAGAAAAAGAAATACGAGTTATTCCATTATCAGATGAAGTTTGTAAAGAATTAAATATAAAATAATACAAGTAAAAGGCGGTAGATACAATGAAAAAAATGTTATTTTTAGAAGCTATAGAATTTGAAAGATGTCCTAATGTAATAGAAAGTTCAACATTAGCAGATTACGTTATCAATTATTTAGACGTATTTGAAAATACACAATTAAACGAAAGTCAATTCAAATTATTAGTAGCAAGTTTAGAACGTAAAGGGTTAATCAAATTAGATAGAACTGCACCAGATTATAAATATTGGAGAATAGGTTTAACACAAGATGGACAAAACGTGCTAGACAGTATTCGTAAATAATATAATATAAAAACTCATACAAAGGAACAAAACCTTTGTATGAGGCGCATAGAAAGTTATTTAATATAATATAAGGAGGAATAAAAGATGAGTATGTATAATGTAGGTGACTATGTAAGAATAAAATGGCCAAAAGCGTTAAAAGAATTAAGAGACAAAGGGCATGATATAACATCTGAGATGATAGAATGTGGAAATAGAATTGTAACTATAAGTTATGTAGTACCACAATATTTATGGTTATATCCATCATTACCTGAGTATAGAGTAGAAGAAATACCGGAATGGACATGGTATGAAAACTTATTAGAACCTATAGAAGAATAGTATATAGGGAGGTTGAGTTTAAATGATTAATAATGAACTATATACATTATATAATGGTGACTGTCTAGAAATTATGGATAAATTGATTGAGAGTGGAGTTAATGTTGACGCAGTAATATGCGACCCACCGTACGGAACTACAGCTTGTAAATGGGATATTATTATTCCATTCGATAAAATGTGGAATAGACTAAATAAATTAATTAAACCTAATGGAGCTATTTGTTTATTCGGCAGTGAGCCTTTTAGTAGTAACTTAAGAATGAGTAATATTAAAAATTATAAATATGATTGGTATTGGAATAAAAATAGTAGTGGTAATATTTTACGTGCTAAATATATGCCATTAAAGGTGATAGAAAATATATGTATATTTAGCAATGGTACGTGTGAGTATATTCCTCAAATGGTAGAACGTACCGAAAAAGAGGAAAAAGAGTTTATTAGTAGCAATAGGAAAAATTATTCAATAAAAAAAAGCGATATGTTTACAGGAGTTAAAAGTGGTGCTTTTATTTATACCTCAAATTCCAAGTACAAATATCCAAATAATTTGTTGAACTTTAATGCTAGAGCTAACGAATGCAATAATAGAATTCGAGTCCACCCTACTCAAAAGCCAGTAGCATTACTTGAATATTTAGTTAAAACTTATACTAATGAAGGAGATTTAGTACTGGATTTTACAATGGGAAGTGGCTCAACTGGAGTTGCCTGTATAAATACCAATAGAAAATTTATTGGCATAGAATTAGATGAAAAGTACTTTAATATTGCTAAAGATAGAATAGAGACAGCTGTATTAAGTAATAGACAGAAGAAACTATTTTAAATATAAAACTCAAAACAAATACAAAGAGTAGATAGAAATATCTACTCTTTTTTATTGTATAAATGTACTCAAAAAGTTTGGCGGGTGTGGGTGAAATGTATACACAATATATAAAAAGTATATATACAACAAATACCTATATAACTATTAACAATCCAACAACAAAGCATTAACAAACATAACACATAAATAAACAAACCCGCATAACTGGAATATAATATAATTAAAACGGAGAGGAGCTATTAGCTAATGTCTAAAATAATAAAAGAATTAAAACCATTGGTAATACTATATTCAAATAAAGAAGAACGATATATAGTTTATAATACCAATAAAGAATGGAGCAAAGGACATACGCATATTAAGACATTAAAACAAGCTGAATACTTATGTGATTGCATTAGAAAAAATAAGGTGCCAAGTAATGTGAACAAGTATTTCATCATTAGTTTGCTTAGATTAAGTAATGATAAGAAGTATTCGAACAAATTGGAATGCAAATTACATAGTTTTCAAGGCTCAAAAGGGTACAGAAATACCCCTCAGAATGTAAGGAAATAAAGCAAAACATACGATTTTATTTAATAAATTAACTGCGGTGTCAAAAAACCGCCAGCAAAACACTTTTAACGGTTTATTTATTAAAGTAAAATCGAAATAAACTTAAAAGGAGGTCAAAAATGACAGCAAAGAAAAGTAACTGGAACAGCATATGTAATGTAAATGGAGTTAAAATGTCAGTAACTCAAAGAAATAAAATAATAAAGAATAAATATATTTATGAAGATGTGAGTCTTCAAGATTTAGCAAAGGAATTTAATATTAGTTATCAAACGGTTAGATGTTTATCTAGTAAAGAGAAATGGAAGGAAGAAAAAGAAAAAATAATAGCTACACTAAAAGACGACATAGACAAACAAACTTATGATGTATATTTAGAAGCAGGAGTTGATATTAATCTACAATATCATGCGCTATGGCAAGAACTATATAATAAAGCAACTCATATGTTAGAAACAGGAGAAGGAATTACAAAAGCAGGTCAATATGATGTGTATAAATTAAATCAATTAGCCGATATAATAACTAAAGCACAACAAGGTCAACAATTTACATCTGGTCTATTAAGTAAAGAAGTTCAAATTGACATAGAAATGAGAAAACAAAGACTAGAAATTGATAAAGGTAAATATGAATTACAGAAAAAATTATTAGGAGAAGATGATAACGTAACTGTCGACACAACTGGCTTAATGAAAGCATTAGGACTTGCGGCAGTTAACGCAGGAATAGGTGATGAATAATGCCTAAATTAAAGGATAGAATAGTACCATTTGACTTTGTACCTTTTAGTCAAAAACAAAGTATTGTTATGAGTTGGTGGACTCCTAATAGTAAATACAAAAACTTTGATGCAATTATATGCGATGGTGCGGTAAGAAGTGGAAAAACAGTATCTGAAGCACTATCATTTGTATTATGGAGTATGAGTACATTTGACGGCAAGAACTTTGCTTTATGTGGTAAAACAGTCGGAGGTCTTAGACGTAATGTAATAGGCCCGCTAAAACAAATGTTAAAATCAACAGGCTATGTTATTGAAGACGCAAGAAACGAAGGCTGTTTATGTATAGGAGCTATAGACAAAGAAACTAAAAAGAAAGTAACTAACTACTATTATATATTCGGTGGAAAAGATGAGAGTTCACAAGATTTAATTCAAGGGATAACATTAGCAGGAGTATTCTTTGATGAAGTTGCATTGATGCCGCAATCATTTGTTAATCAAGCAACAGCTAGATGTTCAGTTGAAGGTGCTAAATTTTGGTTTTCATGTAACCCGAACTCACCGTTCCATTGGTTTAAAAAAGAGTGGATTAATAAAGTTACTGAAAGAAAAATATTATACCTACATTTCACAATGGACGATAACCCATCATTAAGTGAAGAAGTTAAAAATAGATACAAAGCATTATATACTGGAGTTTTCTATAAGCGATATATATTAGGACTATGGGTAGCCGCTGATGGCATAGTTTATCCTATGTTTGACCCAGACATACATGCTATTGAGTTAAAAAGAAACTGGACTAGAATATTTGTAGCAGGTGACTTTGGTATTCAGAATGCTACTACATTTGGTATATTTGGATATTATGCACCCGAAAGACGTTATCACCAAATAGCAAGTTATTATCATAGTGGTAGAGACGAAGGTCAGAAAACTACAAAGGAATATGCAGATGATTTAAAACAATTTTTAGCAGATAATTTAGTAATGCCAGAATATGTAGTATTAGACCCATCGGCAGCTCCAATGATAGTAGAATTAAGAAAAGACCCATATTTTGCAAGACATGGAATAGACATATTACCTGCTAAAAATAGGGTAGACTTAGGTATACAAGTTGTATCTTTTTTACTTAATGAAAGGAAATTTACATTAGACCCAAGTTGTGTAAAAGATATTGAAGAATTTACAACTTATGCATGGGATAGTGATAAACTGGACAAAGGCGTAGAGGAAGTTATAAAAATTGATGACCACGCCATGGACAAGATTAGATATGCGATACTGACAGACAGTATTTTAAATGGAACACTTGATAGAGAAATTGCAATATTAGAAAAGGAAGGAGAATATTAAATGAGTGATTATAAAGATTTTAAAAATAGTCTTCTTGGTCTGTTTGCTAATGATTTAGAATTCAGAAAAGAATTGCCAGAGGTTCAAAACTATTATGAATTTTACGAAGGTCGTAGATGGACAGTAGAGGAAGACTATGAGTCTAATAAAGGTCAATTATGGGGAGTTAGAGTGGGAGATTATACACCTACTAGAGAAGTGCGTAATTTAACTAAAAAATTACTGAATAAACAAGGTAGATTTATGACTTCAGTTCCACCTACACTTGTATTGAGTAGTTATGATGACAATGCCAATAGAGATACAATAGACACTAAAAGAGCTTGCATTGAACATATGCTAAGAGATACGAAGTTTTGGAATAAATTCGGAAAAGCATTTTTAGACTGCACCATAGGAAAAAGAGTATTGTTATGTATGCTTGCTGATGTAGACCAATTAGGAGTGCCAACCGGAGAAATAAAATTTAGATTTTACACAATGCCGGAATTCATATATGAATATGATGAAAATGATGTTGATATATTGAAAAAAGTAGAGATAGCTTATCAAGATAAATCAACAATAGGTAAAATACAACGTGACCAAAGATGGCATAAATGGACTTATGAAATGAGAGACGATGGCTACTGTTGGGCGACATATAAAATAGTTGACGGAGCAAATATAACTGCTTTCACAACTGTTACAAATAATGTCGGCGATAATGAAGACGAGGACACAATTCAAGCGGTTGAATTAAAGCAAGAATGGAATACTGGACTAGAGGAATTACCATGTAAGGTAATATTAAATGATGGGTTAACTGGAGATATTAGAGGTCATTCAGATGTAAAAGACCTAATGGACATGGCTATGGACTACAATAAAACAATGTCAGACTATCGAGACGCATTGAGATTTAAAATGTTTGAACAACCTGTATTTACTGATGTAAAATCAACCTGCTTAAAAGATATAAAAATAGCACCAAATACAATAATAGATTTAAAATCTGACCCAACATTAGGAGACGGTACTGGGAGTAATTCAGTTGCTAAGTATGGTACATTATCTAGTACATTTAGTTTTCAAGGAGCAGTTGATAGCTATTTAACACAACTAAAAAAAGATATGTACGAATTAATGGAACAACCTATGCCAGAGGCATTACTTAATATACCTAGTGCTAAAGCATTAAAGATGGTATATTATGACCTTATCACAAGATGTGAGGAAAAATGGAGAACATGGGACGAAGTATTAATATGGATTGTTCATATGTTCGAAGTATATGCAGAATTTGGATTATTCAAAGAAGTATTAGGAAGTGAAACATTAACATTAGAAACAACAACATCATGGACTCATAATTATCCAATCCCAGACGATGATGAGTCTGTAAGAACTATAGGAATACAAGAAGTAGAAGCTAATGTGCGTTCTCATAAATCATACATTGAAGAATTTGGAAATAGTGAAGACGCAGAGGCAGAATTTGAGCGCATTATGGAAGAACAAGAACAAATACAAAATATGCAAAACATGATGATGAGTGGATTTGAACCTAATAATAATACTCAACAAAATGAGGAAGGCGAAGAAAATGACGAAGATGACAAAAATAATAAAGGAGAAGACAATAACAAAAACAGTAAAAAATAGTATATAATACTTGCCAATAAAAATTATAAGGAGGTATTAGAGATGAGCAAAATGGAAAGAGAAAAAATGCATCACCAAATCGAGGTGGTATGCGATAATTGTGCTACAAAATTAAAAGTTATGACAAAAGAGTTATATTATGATAGTAAAACAAAATTAAGAGTTGAAGGGTTTGAATGTAAACATTGTGGAGCTGTATATGTTACAGTAATATCCGACAATAAACTCAGAGCTATGATAAACAGACTTCAAGAAAAGCAAGCTGAATTACAACGAGCAGTTAAATCTCAAGCTAATGACTATCAATACTACGACATGAATAATAGAAGTATTCCGCAAGACGTAGTTAGAAGATGGCAAACTAAAATTGTCAAACTTAAAAAAGAAGTGGACTCAATGATAGACAAGAATAAAAGTTATGAGCTATTACTAAGAGAAAAATATTTATTGAAGGAGGGAGAAGTAAGGGATTATGTCTACTCAAAATGATAGTATGTATTTATTAACTATAGATAGAGCGGCACGTAGAATAGCGAGAGATGCGTCAGAATCACAAGAACGAGACATTATGCGAGCTTATACAATAGCTTTCGATGATGCATTTTCAGATTATTTAAAACAACTAGAGAAGGGTAACCTCCCTTCTCAATCTGATTTAACACAATGTAAATTAGCTTATATTAATCAACTTTATACAACTATACAAAGTCAATCGATGGTATGTAATGAAAAGATACCGAAACAAATATTAAATCAATATGCACAAGTAATGAAAGATGTAACAAACAATAAAGATGTTATAGCTAAAATAAATAAAAATGTTAATGTTACAAGTAGAAACATAGTTGAGCAAATGATAAAAGGCGAAATATATAAAGAAGGAGTAGGTTTAGACAGTAGACTATGGAGTGCTACAAGTGCCTCAGGACGTAAAATTGAAGATGTAATTACAAGTTGTTTAGCTAGAGGTATTAGTTCAGCAGAGGCATCAAAAATAATTACTCAATTTGCAAAAACTGGACACCATACTTGGGATAAAAAGAAAATACGAGAAAAGTTGGGTAATAAATATGCTAACAAATATGGAACTGGTGGACTTGACTATGAGGCATTAAGATTAATGAGAACAACTAATACACATATGGCACAATTATCGGTTATGAATTCCGATAAAGTAAATCCATATAATCAATTTGTAAAATATCATACTGGACATGCCGGCAGTAGAACCTGTTCTATGTGTAGAGACAGAGATGGCAAAATATTCCCAATTCATGAAGCTCCTTTAGACCACCCAAATGGGCTATGTTGGTTATCACCTGTAATGAGTAAAGACGGAAAAACTGAGTTATCTTTAGCTGATATGGTCGACGATATGAATGATTATTTTGACGGCAAACCTAATAGTGGAGTTATGGAACAATGGACCGGCAAAACTTATCCGAGAAGAGTTGAACCTAAACCACAACAACCTACCGAACCTCCAAAACCTAAACCTACAACACCTAAAGCTACAATACCTAAAGGACATTTATATACTGAAGAACAAAGAGAACAGAAATATCAAGAATTAGAAACACATTTATTAGACGGAATATCAAGTATGCTTGAGAACGAACTTGTCAATAATAAAAATAAAGACAACATGATTAAGCCGTATGCGAAAACAACTGTAAAAGGCATTATAGGTAATTTGAGAAAATATCCAACTTCTATTCAAGATTTATATTTGCATACAGCAAAAGATTTAAAAATGAATTATACACCTGACGGAGCATTTTATAGTCCTGTTACAGCCTCTATTCATTTCTCAGTCAAGAAAACAAATAATGATAATAGAGGAGCTTATGGAACTGTATTCCATGAATGGGGGCATATGATAGATTGGCATTTCCTTTCAGAAACAGGAGGTACAGTAACTGGTAGTGTGAAGGAGGAAATGTATAAAATAGTAAAACAAGATGTAGAGGATAGAATTAAATATCAGCAAAAGAACTCAAGAGTAAAGATAAATAAAACAGAAGCAAAGAAATTAGTTACCAACGAATTGAATGGTGCGACTGATGCGATAGCAGGTGTGTCCGATATATATGGAGGCGTAACCGGTAATGCCGTTGTAGGACGTTGGGGACATGCCAAAAGTTATTGGACTAGAAAGGATAAAGAAGCTGAAGTTTGTTCCGAAGCATGGGCAGATATATTACAGAGTTATGGTATACCTTATCAAGCTAAATATATTGAAAAATACTTGCCAGGTGGTAAAGCATTTGTAGAGAAGACAGTTGAAGAATTAATTGAAAAAATAAAAAGAGGTGAAATAAAATGAGAAAACAAACTGAGGAAAAATTAGAACAATATGCAGAAAACTTTGACGACATATTCCCATTAATGCAATACAGTTTTAGTGAACAAGAAATAGTAAACATAATAAATAAATGTATTATAAATAATAAACCAGTAGAATATTATTATCCACTTGATGACGATGTTCTATATTAAATTATTGTAGCTAGGTACTCAATAGTATCTAGCTATTTTTATATTCAGTTAACAAAATTGGTTATCTACTATATAATATAAATAGTAGTGAACCTGGGTCACTTAAAATTCCCTTGTATCGTGTTATACATGGTTACCTTGCTCCATTTAAAAAAGCATTGTATAAGGAGGTATTAAAAAATGAGTAAAGATATTAAAGATTTCTTGCAAGGAGTAGACAACGCAGATGCCGTTGCTAAAATTATATCTGATAACTTAAAAGATGCAAAATGTAAATTATTTATTGATGACGGAGATAAGAATATTTATGTACCTAAATCTAGATTAGATGCAAAAATTGGAGAACTTAATACCGCAACTCAAACAATAACAACATTGAATGCATCAATAAAAACTCTTAAAGCTCAGGTCAAAGATGATGACCAAGCTAAAGAAACAATTCAAAGTCTACAAACAGACTTAGATAATTATAAGAAAGCATTAAAAGATAGTCAAATAGATAGTGCATTACAATTATGCGCAATGGAAAATAAAGCTCATGATGCTAAAGACCTAAAAGGCTTTTTAGACTTGGGTAAAATCTCTATTGGAGAAAATGGAGAAGTAATAGGTATTAAAGAACAAGTTGAAAACTTGAAAAAAGAAAAAGCATACCTATTTGAAGCTAGTGAACCTGAACCTCAACAACAAAATGGAAAAAATCCATTCAATGGTACAGGCGTGCCAGGTAAACAAGCTAGTGGCTTTGTATTCAATTCACAAACAGCACAACCTGGAGATTTCGGTAAAATGCTAGCACATCAAAATGGAGTACCGAAGGCAGAAGAAGGTCAAAAAATAGGACCGGAGTATTTCTTTGGTGAAAATTAGTAAATTAATTAAGGAGGAATAAAAATGCCAAAATTACAAACTAGACAATATTTAGCGCCAGAACCTCAATTCTTAGCATTTCCAGACCATTATGTAAATATACCTGGAAAAATAGAATTTGCGGAATTAGCAAAATTATATGCATCAATGCCAAAAGCTGAAACACAAAAATTAGCAAATGTATATACTGACTCAACAAAAGTATTACCAAGAGGGTTAGCAGTTCATATAGACGGAGACGGAAAAGTAACATCTCCAAAAGCCGCTACAGAAGCAGGAAATGATGGAGTAACTCCAAATGCCGTTTTATTTAACACTATAGAATTTGGAAAATATGATGAGAAGACTGACACAGCTATAAATGCATCTATATTAGTACATGGATTTGTAAGAGCTGATAGATTATTCGGTTCAGAAAAAGCTAAGTTAGATAATGCGATGATATGTGTCGTAAATAAATAATAAGGAGGGAATTTAAATGGCAGTAATAAAAAATTTATTTGATTATATAAACGCAACTGACATAGCTGCTTATGTTACAGAAAAACCTGAAAATAAAGTCCCTTATTTTGCAGAAACATTATTCCCAGCTCAAAGACAACTGGGTACAGATATATCTTGGTTAAAAGGAGCTAATGGTTTACCAGTAGCTATACAACCATCTGAATATGATGTTAAAGCAAGATTAAGAGAAAAAACTGGATTTGAAGGCGTAGCAACTGAAATGGCATTCTTCAGAGAAGCTACAAGAATTGGTGAGAAAGACAGACAACAACTTAATATGTTATTAAACAACCCAGAACAACAAATGGCAATGCCTATAATAAGAAACATATTTGACGAAGTTTCAAGATTAGTAGAAGGTGTTAGAGTACAAGGTGAGTACATGAGATGTCAATTACTAACAAGTGGTAAAATAGATGTTACTTCTGCTGACGGTAGAGTTAAATATGTATACGACTATGGTCAACAAAATTTATTCAAATGCAAAAAAGGTCAAGCAGCTTGGGGTGAAGCAAATGAAGCAGCTGACCCTGTAAGAGATATAATTGCTTGGTGTGATTATATGGAAACATTAAGAGGTATTAGACCAACTAGACTTGTTATGAATAGAAACACATTTATAAATATGGTGCGTTCTCCTAAAGTTCACACAATGATGTACCCTAATGACGATGCTTTGAACTATTTTGTATCTGATGCTCAAGCAAAATCATTTATAGAAACAACTACAGGTTGTACTATATTTGTATATACTAAAAAGATAACTACATTATCACATGATACAGGTATAGCAACTGGAACTCCAGTCGACTTAATACCTGACGGCAAAGTTGTAGTATTACCACCTAGAGCTTCATTAGGTTCTACTTGGTACGGTACAACACCTGAAGAAAGTGACCTTATGACAGGTTCTGATGCTCAGGTGTCAATAGTTAACAACGGAACTGCAATAACTACTTACAAAGAAAGACATCCAGTTCAAGTTGTTACAGTTGTGTCTTCTGTAATGATACCTTCATTCGAAACAATAGACGATTGTGCAGTAGCTGATGTTACTCAAGTGTCTACAGATGTAACAACTGAAATAAAATAGTTTGCTCATTTTTAATATACATGCCGAGGGAGGGAATGAGGTTGCCATTAATTCCCTTGGCTTTTATAATATTCGGAGGTGAGTAAATGGCATTAAATGTAGAAGTAATTAAAACTATGTTAATGGAAGATAGTAATCCAATGCTAACTGAAGCACAACTACAAATGTTAGCAAGTACTTATGATAATATTAATGAAGCTTGTTATTATGGGTGCTTAATGAAAGCGTCTTCTGAAAATATTACAATAGGTCCAATATCAATAGAAAATAATACAAATGAATTTTGGTTAAAAATGGCTGATGGATTTTATAGAAAATTTATGAGAGAACAAAATGAAGAAGGCTTAACCGGATTAGCAATGAGGCGTTCAGATGAGTTATAATTATAAAAAACTGCTACCTAAAATCCAAGCCACTATTGAAAAATATGGAGTAGAACTTGATGTATATAGAGATACCTATGAGAGTGAAGTAGGTGTTCAGACATATAAATCTACCTCATTAGTAACCAAGATAATGGGAGTATTAGATAACTCTAAAAGTTCAAATTCTAATGTACAACAAGAACAACAATTTCATCAATACTCAATTACTGGAACTTTATATTATGCATATTTCCAAGACCCAAGATTTACAATAGAACCTGGCGACTATGTTGTTATAAATAATATAAAGTATATATTAGATATGCCAGTTGATATATTAGAAGTAGGTTTATTATATCAAGTGTCAGTAAGAGGTGTTAAATATGAACGTTAGTGTTACAGTAGACGATAGAATAGTTGCTCAAAATCTCGGTGAAATGTCAGAACGCTTAAAGACTCAATTACAAGTATTGGGTCAAGCCACAGGTCAAAAAATACAAGAATATGCTCAAGCGAATGCTCCTTGGACAGATAGAACAGGAGATGCGAGACAGAGATTAAAATATAATTCTGAAATAAATGATAATGGGTTAACAATATCAATATTTCATCAAATGGAATATGGTATTTATTTAGAGTTATGTAATAATGAAAAGTATGCAATACTAAAAAATTCAAGAGATGCTATGCTACCTGAATTTTTAGACGCAGTCAAACATATAAGACTATAGGAGGATATAATGATTAGAAGTACATTACATGAACAACTGAATAAGATAATCCCAACCTACTCAGTTGGATTTGATGTAAGCACTATCGAAACAGATTGTTGTATTCTTAGGAAGAATATAGATTTAGTTGCTGTATCAAATAGCAACGCAGGTTGGGATAGTTGGACTATAGAAATTTATTCAAAACGAAGTCCATTGAGAGTTGATGAATTAATACAATTAATCATAAAACAACTTGAAAATACTACTGCCGAGCTAGTATATGGAGGTGGAGCAGAATATTTTGACAGACAATACCAAGCATTTTCGTCAAGTATTCAAATAAGAACACCTAAAACATTCGGCATAAAAAATGCTAACTAAAGGAGGTTAACAAATGGAAATTTTATATAATATAGAAAGAGTAGATTTAACTGAACTTGACCCTTCAACAGGTAAACCTGCAACTGGTGATGATGCAATAAAAACTACAATAAAAACTGCTAAAGAGGCAAAACTTGCTGCAGTTATATCTGAGGGAGCAGAGGAAATATTAAGAAATGCTACAAGTATATTAGCAGTTGTTAGAGAAGACGACTTATTATATGGATATGATTTTACATTTACCGATAATACGTTTGATATAAAAGCTGCTCAATTAGTTGCAGGTTATGTAAAATCAACTGGAACAGGCGCAGGAGCAAATGATTTACAAACTCCAATGATGAGTCAAGGTAACCAAGGTAAACCTTTCATGGCAGAAATATATGTTGCTAATTACGAAGGAGACTCAATTAAAAATTACTGTAAAATAACATTAAATAAATGTTTAGGTAAATTCCCAGACATGACAGTAGGCTCAGAATTCTATGCACCTGAGTTCTCAATAAAAGCTAGAGAAAATACAAAAGCTAGTTTGCCTATAAAATCAATAGCATGGGTTGAAAGTTTACCCAGCTAATGCCTCAGCTCAGAATTTAGAAGTACAAGATGAGGCTAAACCTACAGTAGAATAAATTAGGAGGTATATTAAAAATGAGTAAAGTAATAAGTGCAGAACAATTTAGAAAAAAAGCAACTAGAATAATAACAATACCTGGGTTTACAGATGATGAATGTTTCGAGGTAATGATAAAATCTGTCTCAGTACCTGATATGCTAATAAATGGTAAATTACCAAATTCATTATTAAAAATAGTGTCAGATATGTTTGACTCTAAAACAGTTCAACTGGATAAAGACAAACAACCTGATGTGAACACAAAAGAAATACTAGATGACCCAGATAAACTAAAAGAATTAGTGAATATGATGAAACTAATAGCTAAAGAAGCATTAGTCGAACCTAAATATGACGAAATAGAAGATGTATTGACTCAAGAACAAATACAAACTATATTTGAACAGGTGTCAGGTGGAGTAAAAAAAGTTATGCCCATTAATGCAGAGTAGAAAAGTATTAGATGTTATTTCTATAGCAAAAACTTTTAATGCTCTGCCAAGTGATGTAATAGGTTTGAGTAAAGATGACCCATACACAAGATATTGTTTTGATGAAGCATGCACCTATTTATATAGTAAAATGCAACCTGACAAAGACGGGCATACTCAAAAACCGATATTTGAAGAGGATAGAAAGAAAACAAAATCTAAACATAATAATCCAGGTTTAGAATTATTACTAGGTAAAGAAAAATAAGGCTATGGGGCTATTTAAGCCTTGTAGCCTTTTTATTATATATGGAGGTGAATATATATGGCAGGAACAGATTTAGGTACTATTGTCGCCCACCTTAACCTCGATGTCAATCAATTTCAAAATGGAGTGCAACAAGCTCAACAACAATTAGAAAGTGCAAGTTCAGGTTTTGAGAGAGTTGCCAATGCAGGTAGGAGATTACAAAGTGTAGGAGCAGGGTTAACTGCGGCAGTTACAGTTCCAGTAGCAGGAATTGCAAAATCCGCATATGAAGTTAATAAAGCATTCCAGTCTTCAATGTCAAATGTTCAAGCATTGTCTGGTGCAACTGGAAAAGATTTACAAGACCTGACTAATTTAGCTAGAGAAATGGGGGCTACTACTCAATTTAGTGCCTCAGAAGCAGCTGATGCACTTGGCTATATGGCATTAGCAGGTTGGGACGCTCAACAGTCAATGGACGGCTTACCTGGCGTATTAAACTTAGCGGCCGCATCAGGTATGGAATTAGCAGACGCATCAGACATGGTAACTGACTATTTGTCAGCTTTCGGAGAAGGAGCAGACCAAGCTGGCCGAATGGCGGACGTACTCGCATACGCACAAGCTCATTCAAATACAACTACTGCCGGTTTAGGTGAAGCGTTCAAGAACTGTGCGGCTAATGCACATGCTTTTGGTTTAGATATAGAACAAACAACAGCTTTAATAGGAAAACTATCAGACCAAGGGCTAAAAGGTTCTGAAGCAGGTACTGCATTAACTGCGATGATGCGTGATATTACGCAAAAAATGAAAGACGGAAAAATACAAATAGGAAAAACAGCTGTATCCGTACAAGACTCAAATGGTAATTTCCGTGATATGACTGATATATTAGGTGATGTAGAAAAAGCCACTAATGGAATGGGAGATGCACAAAAGAATGCCGCCTTAATGGGAACATTTACTGCTGACTCAATAAAAGCATTAAACATATTATTAAATACAGGTAGCGGAAATGTAAAAGACTTTGAAAAAGCATTGAGAGGTAGTAAAGGGTCAGCTGAGGAAATGGCTAAAACTATGAATGACAACTTAGAAGGTGACTTAAAGAGTATGAATTCAGCTATTGAAGAATGTTATCTAACTATGATGGAAAAACTAGACCCAGTATTGAGATTAATAGTTCAAGGAATTACAAAATTAGCACAGGGATTTGGAAAAATTCCACAGCCTATAATGATAGTCATAATGAGTATAGCAGGCATACTTGCGGTACTAGGTCCATTATTATTAATAATAGGTACAGTAATGACAAAAGCAGAAAAATGTGTTGAAGTTATTAATAGATTTAGAGCATTTAGACAAGCAGGCGGATTTGCACGAATATTCTCTACTGCACTCAACGGAGTTCGAGCAGCTTGTACTAGGGTTGTTAGTGTTATAACAGGAACAGTAATCCCAGCCCTTCAATCATTGTGGGCGTTCTTACTTGCAAATCCAATAGTACTTATAATAGCGGCTATCGTGGGATTAGTCGCAGGTTTTACTTACTTATGGAATCATTGTGAAGCTTTTAGAGCATTTTGGATTAAGTTATGGAAAGACTTCTTAATGGCAGTTCAAAGTTTTTCACCGGCATTAGCAGGAGTTTTTAAAGGAATAGGAAATGTTATCTCAGGTTTTGTAAATATTATTCAAGCGTTATTAGGTGGAATAAAAGATATATTTGTAGACATATTCACAGGTAACTTTGATAAAATACCTGAGGACTTTGCAAAAATGGGAGAAAAATTGCAAGATGCAATTAATAAAATATTTGACGGTTTAGGTCAAATAGCACAAAATGCCATGCAAGCACTACAAGATGTATTCATGAGTGGACTAAATACATTATTCGACCCAATTATAAATTGGGGATATTCAATATCAGGTGCATTAGGAGATGCAATGACTGATTTATACGGAGTATTTGAAGACGGCTTTGACCTTATAATCGACTATTGGAGAGATATAGGTTCTATTTTAAAGGATTTATTCTCAGGTGACTTTGAAGGCGCACTGCAAGGCGTACAGACTCTATTTTCACATTTAGGAGAAAATATACTTAATGTATTACAAGACTTAGGAACATTTGTAATTGATATATTCAGAAGTATAGGCGAAGGTATTACGAATGCGCTATCATCTGCATGGAATTCAATTACAAGTTGGTTCAGTCAATTAGGTTCTTCTATAATGTCTATATTATCAAATGGGCTAAGTGCAATAGGTAACTTTTTTAATAACTTACCTAGTATGATAGGAACTGCGATAGGTGTTGTAGCAGGCGTGATAGCAAGTGCTGTAGTAAACGGTTGGAATTTTATTACGCAAACAGTACCTTCATATTTTGCACAATTAGGACAATGGTTTTCACAATTACCTGGCATAATAGGACAATGGCTAACTACTACTTACAATAAAGTTACAGAATGGGCTAGTCAATTACCTGGTAAAGCTCAAGAAGCTGGCTCAAGATTTATCGAAAGTGCTAGTAATTACTTTACTCAATTACCTTCAAAAGTAGGTAACTGGTTAACTCAAACATATAATAGAGCAAGTCAATGGGCTAGCCAATTACCAGCAAAAGCACAACAAGCGGGTTCTCAATTTGTGAGTAGAGCATCAAGTGCATTATCTCAACTACCTGGAAGAATATGGAATTATTTATCAAGTTGTATTTCACGAGCAATTGCCTTTGCTTCTCAATTTGCTAATAAAGGTATGCAAGCTGCTAATAATTTCAAGAATAGAATATTAAGTGGACTTAGAAGTATTCCTTCTCAAGTAGTAGGAATAGGTAGACAAATAGTTCAAGGTTTATGGAATGGTATTAAAGGAGCTGGCAGTTGGTTAAGGGGTCAAATAAGTAGTTTTGCTAGTAGTGTAGTATCTGGGTTTAAATCTTCGTTTAAAATACATTCACCATCTCAAATTATGAGAGATGAAGTCGGTAAATATTTACCAAAAGGTATAGACGTAGGTATAAAATTAGGTAGTAAAGATACACTAAAAGCGGTTCGAGATTTTTCTAATCAAATAATAGAAACTGCTAAACTTGGAAATATTTCACAAGCACTATCTGTTAATACTGGCGATGTTAGTACTCAAAATATAGTACAAAATGATAGTACAGTTGCCGCTATACAAAGTTTAGAGAGAACTATTGCTCAACAAAATACAGAAATAGACTATAATAAAATAAAAGATTGTTTTGTGTCAGGTGCAAGTAATATAGACTCAACTATACTAATGGATAAAGAGGTTGTAGGTAAGAAAGTAGCGGCACCAGTCAAAACTCATAATGACACAACAACAATGAGATTGAATAGATTGGAGGGTATAACACAATGGTAAATTATTTCATGTTCAATAAAAGTGAAATAAATGAACTATATTTAGTTACAAATATATCAAGGGTGTTATTACCGAAAAAGAAAATAGAAACTTTAGACATTGCGTCTAGAGATGGTGAGGTATTCAATGGGAGCAAATATGCTCCTATTGAATATGATATAACGATTCTTATTTCAGGTGATGACGAAGCAGACTTGAAAAGAAAAATAAGAGACTTAAAGAATTTACTTTACTCAAAAGTACCAGTAGAGGTTAGATTATTTGATGAAACTAAGTTCTCTTATGGCATAATTTCAGACGATATAGATTTAACTCCTAAATCTGCATTAGATGTATTAGCTAAGGTACATTTAGTATGTTATATGCCATTCTTTTATAGTATTGACTTAAAAGTAACAGATAATACAGCAAACAAAGTATTAGTTAATATTGAAAATACTGGCGATGTAGAAACAAAACCATTCTTTACTAATGTATTTTCAAGTAATGCTAATTTCCTACAATTACAAAATCAAGTTACTAAAGAAACTTTATTAGTAGGTGATTATCCAAGCTTAGAATTAGAAAGCAAAGACCCATACTCAACTGCACTAAATGACCCATGCACAACAACATCAAATTGGGTAAGTTCTACTGTACCTATTGATAGTAATAGAAGTGGCGGAGGAACTTTAGCAGTTACGAATGGAGGTTCTGGATTATGTATAGGTACTTTACCTTCTAATAGTTCTACCGATACAAATGTATGGAAAGGTGTACAAGTAAGAAGAAATTTAACTGCTCCATTAGACGATTTTAAAGTAGAGGCATATTTAACAATGAAGTCTACAGGAGTAAATGGTGACCCTACTTTAGTGCCAGTCGACAAAGAAACAGTATATGCAGGAGGTACAAAAACTATTTATGAAGTTAAATCAAAGACTTTAAACTGTAGAACAGGTCCAGGTGTTTCATACTTATGTGTTGGTACAATGAAAAAAGGCGCTCAAATAACAGATTATCAAATAGTTAATGGTTGGCTAAAATTTAAAAAATCCTCAATAAACAATGGCAATACTGTTTATTGTAACAAGAATTATTGCAAAGCAAAGACTGTATCTACTACTATTACAACTACTAAAAGAAATGTAGTTACAAAACAAGCTACTAGTATAAGAGCATCATATTCTAGCGATGCAACTTCCTTAATAGTTGTTCCTCCTAATGGTGTTGTGCGAATAATTTCAACAAAACAATATTCTAGTAAAGATAGCGATGGCGTTGTAAGAAATTATTACAAACTTGCGGAACCTTATAAAGGTTACGATGGTTATATTTGTACAGGTAATTTGTACCCACTTACAGACGACCCAGTCATTACGATTACGTATGATACCCCATTAGAAACAGCTGACGATAAAACAGGAGTTATTGAATTATACGGAATGGGAGTTAATGGTGAAAGGATTTTCAAATTTGAAATGTGCGATGACCAAAAATATTTTGAATATAACTGTCCAAAAGTTTATGTCGGATTAAAATGTGAATATCAAGATGAAACAAAAGTCAAAAAACCTAATAGCTATACATCAACAAATAATAATGAAGTTAAAGTCACAAATTATATGTCCGGCGTATTAGGTAACTGGAATGATTTTTATGGCAAAATATCAATTTCAAGAGTTAAAGACAGTGCTGGCAATCATGTATGGACTGTATCAATTAACAAATTATATCAAGGTAATATAATAGCTAATAAAAAATTTACAAAAACAATAAATAATACAGCTACAGAAAATCTATCATACTTTATTTTATACATGGGAACATATGGTAATATGGATAAGTGTACTGACATGGCACTTGATAGCTTAAAGGTACAGGGTATATCAAAGGTTGACACAACTGTAAATAATAAAATTGAATTCCATGAAGGTGATGTAATTGATATAGACTTTGAAAATAGAAATGTATATCTTAATCAAGAACTTAGAAATGACCTTGTGGATATAGGTAGTTATTTCTTTGATATAGAAAAAGGTATAAATCCTATAAAAATATTTACTAATGATACGAATATTTATTCGTGTGGAATTATACAAGAAAAGTGGATTGGAGCTGAGTAATATGCAAATATATATTTTAGATAATAAAAAATATAATATAGGCTCAATAGATACAGAAACATCAAACATAAGTAACGATAAATTTATTCAATACCTAGAAACAGGTGCATTTACTTATGAGTTCGATATTATTTTAGATGGTAATAATAGTGAAATTTTAGAAGAAAAAAATTACATGGTATTCTATTGGCGAAATAAACTAAAAATGTTTCAAATAGAAACTATAAAAGATACAGAAGGAATTCTATATGTTACAAGAAATATATATGCTGTGCCATGTACTTTAGAATTATATCAAAATCATGTTAGACCTATTACTATTGAAGGTACTATTGAAACATGTCTTACAAGTATTTTACAAGATACAAATTTTAAAGTAGGAAATATTTCTCCTACATTGGCAAATATAGGAAAAAGCATGAATATTACTTCTATTACTCCTGTCTATACTGTATTACAGGATTTAATATCATTATTTGATAATATTGAATTAGACATACGCATAGAACGTATAAGCAGTATTCAAGGTAAGTATGAATTTTATATAGACGTATACGCAAACGGTGAATTAGGTAATAAAACCGATTTAAGAATTGAATATAATTGGAATGAATATGGACTCAAAAAGACAAGCGATGGGAGTAATTATTATAGTGGCTTAATTGCTCAAGGAAAAAATGGAATTACATTTTCTGATATATCATGGGACGTATACAGAGGTGACCCATTAAATAAACCGTTAGGTCAAGATTATTTAGTTGACCCAAAAATTCATGAAATTTATAACAATGGCGGAAAATATATTCTAGGTTCTTATAATTCAGATAGTGCTACAACTCCTATCGATTTATTATGGGAAACTTATGAAAAATTACAAGAAGTAAAAAGCGTAAAAGTTAATTTCGAAGTTCCTATATATTTAGAAAAATCTGAATATGAAAATATAAATATAGGAGATACAGTTCAAGTATTTAACCCAAAATTTAACCCAGACATAACTCTAGCTGCTAGGGTAGGTACATTACAAATATCATTTACTGACCCAGCTCAAAATAAAATAACTCTAAGTAATTATAAGTCAATAAAATCTAAAATAAGACATTATAGTAATGACGATATTATTAAGGAAACTGTATCAAATATATTAAACCTTAGAACTGGAAAATTAACTCCAGCGGATAGATTAGCAATACAAAATTTACTTGCAAAATTAAATGTTGATAAAACAAACATGGATAAAATAATAGACAATATTATTAATAACCTAAAACCTGATATTCCTCAATTACCAGACGATATTGGAGAGGACTTAGAAGATTATACTGCAATAAAAATAAATACGCTAGACAAAGGACTATGGCTAGGAGATAAAAGAATATATGATTTAAAAAATTATGGAATTATCAAAATATCTGAACAAGAAGAGGGCGACATAACTCCAGACACTAAAGCATATGCAGAAGCTATAAAATATTATAGTAAATATAATTTAAGTAAATCAATTAATGACCCAGAATTCACAGCAATAATTAACTCTAATAATAAATATAAAATACCTACTATAGTTAATTATTGGGCGCCTAAATTTGGATTAGACCCATACATTGTTTTTATGTGTATTTGTGGAGAGTCTAGAGGAAATCCAACATCTGCAACTTCATATAGCGGAGGCGGCTATGGGCTAATGCAATGCGAACGTTCTGTATATTTCAATAAAAAGCAAACGATAACTTTTATAGACGGCTCAACAAAAACATTTACACCTTCTTATAGTACAATGCAACCTAATAAAGGTGGAACTACTACTCTTAACGGCGTAGTAGTAAATAAAAATATTAGCAATCAAATAATGTTCGGTTGCCACGAATTGAGATATTCTGCCGACTGGTGTCATTATAATATATTCGCTATGTTGATAGGTAATAATATGGGAATAGGAGCGGCAGCTTGGATAGTTAATAAATACGTAGCAGAAAAATATGGGTTCACATTTAAAAATTCATACTTAAATTTCTATAACTTACCTACTGCTTATAGAACTAAATGTTATGAAGTACTAGAAAGTGGTACAGGAGATTTTGCATCTTACAGAAAAGATTGGGTAGATTACAGAAATTCAATAGGTAAACCAGCTGGAACAGTTGACAATATAGAAAAATATTTATGTTTTTATAAATCAAATAATGGAAGTCTTCCATATATATTAGATAAACAAGGAAAGAAATATGGTCTTGGAGTTAGTAATACAGGAGATAGTAAACCTGGTCAACAAGAAACTACACAACCTACAGGTTCAGAAGTTAGAAAAACAATAGTAGCTACAGCAAAGAAAATAGTGTCACAACACGTTGATGAAAAAATAGCTACTTACGACCAAGGTAGTAGAACTGTTAACTTTGATAAACCAAATAGATACAGAGGAACAATATATGGTATAAAAAATCCAATTTGTTACGACTGTTCTTCATTGGTATCATGCTCGTATTTAAAGGCTGGCATGAAGTCTGTATACGCTAAAAGTTGTGCTTATGGTACTTTAGTTGCTGGAGCTACTGCAAAGTCAGGTTACAAAATGTTTAAAATTACAAAAACTACAATAGAGGATATGTTGCCAGGTGACATAATAATGATGTGTAATAAAGAATGTCCTACAACATTAACTAGAGCTAAAGCAATATCAAAGAATTTTACACATCACACATTGATTTATTGTGGAAAAGAAAATGGAAAACATATGGTCGCCCATGCTAGAAAATGGGACTGGTGGCCTAAAGCAATAATGTATATGCCGGTATATTCTGACATATATAAATATGGCTTCTGTCTAAGACCTTATGAGTTAGTAGAAAAAGATAAATTAGTATCAACTACAGAAAGTACAGGAGCACCAGGTGAAATAATTCAAGACGACCAAATAGTACAAAATAAAGACTTAAATGCATTTACAGCTAAAGGAGTTCCAGGTGCAACTGCAAATATGTTTTATGAAGATGACCTATTAGTCTCATATATACAAGTTGGGGAAACTGTAGACTCATTACCTTACCCAACTCAACCTGAATATATATTTTTACATTTTGGAATAAATCATCTAACTGTAGACGATGCACAGAATGTAATAAATCTAATAGAAACTCTATTAGTTAAATATCCAAAAACACCAATCTTTGTAGCAAAAGAATGGCATGCAACTTCTGTATTAGCTGATTATCAAACTATAAATACGAATGTTGATGAATATAATAATATAATTGAAACATACTGCAATAAAACTCAATATGTTATATTCCTTGATATAGGTAATGTTCCAGACACTTCAGATGGGTATACATGCGCAGATAAAGCAAGTACACAAACTTATTATAATCAAGTAAAAACTGCGATAAAAAATAAAGTGATAGGCTATACACCTTCAGAAGATATAAAACCTGAAGAAACTGCAAATAATGTGGAGTACATTATGGAATTTAAAGACGACAAAGATTTTGGACTTGTAAAAAGTATATTCATTAAATTTTATTCAGCTGTATCTGATACATTTTGGGCTAAGTATAAATTTAAGACACAAAAAGATACTGAACCTACAAAATTTACACAATCGAATATAATATATTATGAGGGCGATGACTGTAGTAGCGGCGCATTAATATGTAAAGCAGATACTGAATATACAATCTTATGTTTAAGTAACCCAAATAGAGCTAACTCATATAATGGCAAAAAATATATAGGAGTTGTTACTGCTAATCATGGTGATGGCACATACACAGATTGCGGTGATTTTATAGGAAAAGATAAGATAATTGAAATCGGAGAAACTTATTGGGAAAATAGAGCAAAATTTGTATATAATACAAAAACTCCATTAACTTATACAAACCCACATGCAAGTAAATCCAAATGGAAAGACTCTAATGGTAAATATCACATAGATTGCTCAACATTCGTAGCATTATGCTGTAAAGGCATTCCGTATAATGAGTCGCCTTATAGTAAAAAATGGACTTCACGAGATAAAAAAAGTTCGTCTGTGGCTTGGTCATTTAATCCAGGTAGAACTGCCGCAGATATAGCTAAATATTGTGTATCAAAAGGTTGGGTAGCAACTGGAATTGATACAACTAATTGGTCAAATATAGAAAAAGGTGACTTGATATTTTGGGATAGAGATGGCAAAGATTTAAAAAGATTTATGTCAGTTTCTCATGTAGGAATATGTAGTGGATTTGATGCTGACGGCGATGCAACTACAATAGAAGTTACAACTGTTACTAATGCAGTTTATAAACGTAAATTAAAAGATAATCAACCTGGAAATGTTATATTAGTATGTAGAATAAGAAAGGATTGATAATATGGTTAATTTAGAACATATATTAGAGTTAAATAATAAGTATAAAAATTCATATGGTCAGCTTGAGAAAATTCTACTAGATATACTAGAAAAAGGAGAAATATCTCAAGACGACATAAAAGATATGGAAACTTCTTTTGAACAACAAACTGAAGATTACAATAAACTCAATGAAGCTCAAACAAAATATCAAGATAAAAATTTCCAAGAACAATTGGACGATTTAAAAAATAATAAACTAGATATGAATATTGATACAGTTATAGATTTACTTACAAATGGCGGTCGAAGTACTGCCATTTCTGTAGGTGCTGACGGAACAATTATTCTAAATGCAGGTAGTTTAGAGGAATTAAATCAAGTAAAATTATCGGTTGATGAACAAAGAAAAAGAATTGACGGCGTTATAGCAGATACTGAAGTTGAACAACTTGACGGAACAAAAGTAAAATTAAAAGTATTATATTCTACATTATCACAAACTGTAAATGGCCTAGAGTCAAATGTTGGTACTATAGAAGGAGTAGCCAATGACGCTAATTCAAAAGCAGAGGCTGCTATTACAAAAGCATCGCAATTAAAACAAACTGTCGATGGTATTAAGTCTACTGTAACAAGCACTACTACTGTAGTAAATGGTTCTATAAAAGAAACTTATAACGAATTCTATTTATCTGACAGTAATACTTCTGCAACTGGAGGCACTTGGGTTACAACTGCTCCTGCTCCACAAGCTGGTAAATATATATGGTTAAGAGATGTATATGTAACAAATAAAGGTGATAAAACATACGGTAACCCAGTATGTATTACTGGAGCTAAGGGAGATAAAGGTGACCGAGGTCTTCAAGGAATACAAGGAGAAAAGGGCGAACAGGGGGTACCTGGTAAAGATGGAGATGGGCGAACATCTTATTTCCACATTAAATATAGTAGTGTAGCTAATCCAACTTCCAGCAGCCAAATGTCAGAAACACCTAATGTTTATATAGGAACTTATGTAGATTTTGACCCTTCAGATAGTACCGACCCTAAAAAATATACTTGGTATAGATTCCAAGGTTTACAAGGTGAAAAGGGAGAACAAGGAATACCAGGAGTCGGAACCGATGGGAAAACTAGTTATTTACACATTAAATATTCTGATGACGGAGGCCAAACTTTTACATCATATAATGGTGAAACTGTAGGTACTTACATAGGAACTTATACAGATTTTAATCCAACTGATTCGCATGATGTAGGTAGTTATACTTGGGCTAAAATTAAGGGCGACCAAGGTGCAGAAGGCGTTAGTATAGACCATGTAGCAACAATATATTTTGTATCTACTTCTAAAACTAAGGCGCCTACGTTTGAAGAATATGGTTGGGTTTTAGATATTCCGCCTTACGTAGAAGGTAACTATTTATGGAGTGCTTTTAAAATTTGGTATACCGATGGTACAGTAGGGTTCACTC